ACTTTAATCTAAGTCAGTTTGGATTTTTCATTGATAATGATTCCATTTTTATGACAGTGCATATTAATGATTTTATCAAATATATTGGTCGAAAACCTATTGCAGGAGATGTATTTGAGCTGCCGCATTTGCGTGACGAATTTGCATTAAACGATTACGATATCAGTTTACCGCGTTACTATGTTATTGAAGATGTGGGCCGTGCCAGTGAAGGTTTTAGTGCAACATGGTATCCGCATTTGTATAGACTCAAGTGCAAAAAAATTGTGGATAGTCAACAATTTGCTGACATACTCAATAAACCAGCAACAGATGCCAACGGTGATCCAAGTGGTTTAACACTGAGAGAATTACTCAGCACCCACAGTAAAGAATTAGAAATCAATGATCAAATAGTTGCACAGGCAGAGGCCGACGCTCCAAAAAGCGGATACGAAACTAGACAATTTTATACACTAGCTGTGAATGAAACCGGCAAGCCCGTGCTGTCAACAGCAGATGCTGGCAACATTGATGCCAGCAATGCATCCAATATACGTGCAAGTAGTCAAGATGGCGTTCCTGATAGAACGGGTTACACTGGATATCTTGTAGGCGACGGGTTTCCTGTCAACGGTCTTGATTTTGGATTTGGTATACAGTTTCCTGCCACAGCCATGCAAGATGATTTCTTTTTACGCACTGACTTTTTACCTAATAGATTGTTTAGATTTGACGGTTCTCGATGGGTCAAAGTTGAAGATGCTGTACGCATGAACATGACCAATAACGATTCAAGAAATACACAAAAGACTGGATTCATCAACAACAACAGTTACATGTATACTGATAAAGTTATTGAAGATGCGGTTACATTGACTAAGGGTACCAGTGTAATCAACACTACAATTGATTTTGCAAGAACTGCTCCTTACATTGTTTTAAAGATAGACACATATACTATGGAATATGCTATCGCAGATTATCCAACCATGCTTACTTCTTACAGTTACACTAGTCCGTTGGGTGTAGTGTCTAACAAGATTAGAATTACATTGCCTGTTGTGGGATCTGTACAACAAACTGTTCCTTACGATGGTGTGTGGACTGCAACATTGTACAATGTAAGAATGGCGCAAAAACAAAGCCTTAGCAAGGCGCTTAGACCTAGGGCAGATTTATAATGCAACATTTTTACGACGGACAAATAAGACGTTACTTAACGCAGACAATGCGTGTGTTTAGCAATTTTGTAGTCAAGTACGGTGACGGTACTCTAGTACGCATACCAGTGCTGTACGGCGATGCAGATAGACAAGCCGCGAGTATTATAAGACAAAACAGTGAAAATAAAATAAACAGCACTCCCCGCATTGCTGTGTATGTGTCCGAACTTAGTTTAGATAGAGATCGTTTAAGTGACAGCAGTTATGTTGGTAAAATGCATTTTAGAGAACGTGACACTCAAATTGATCCCGCTACTGGTCATGAAACATACAATCAAGCACAGGGTAGAAATTTTACTGTTGAAAGATTAATGCCAACTCCTTTTAAATTAAAATTAAAAGTTGACATATGGGCCGCAAATACAGATCAAAAATTACAAATACTTGAACAAATTTTAGTGTTGTTTAATCCAAGCCTAGAATTGCAAACCACCGACAACTATATTGACTGGACTAGCTTAACAGTTTTAAATTTAAACGATATTAAATGGAGTAGTAGACAAGTTCCTGTGGGTAACGACACGCCAATTGATATTGCCAGTTTGGGATTAGATACTCCTATCTGGATCAGTCCGCCTGCTAAAGTCAAACATCTTGGTGTTATCACAAAAATTATCACAAGTTTTTATCAAGATTCAGACACTAGCCCAACTGGATATATTGACGGATTAGGTGAAGATCTAGCAACACCAACTACCACATTATCAACGTTGTTGTCATCAATGACCACTACAATAAGTCAATATGGCATACAAATTTACAACAAACAAGCTATACTGTTGGGATCAAGCGAAAGCGTAACTCCTCCAGAACCCACATTAGAAATTCCAGTACGTCGTGGTTCCAAAATCAATTGGCAGGAATTGTTTGATCAATATCCTGGCAAATACGTTGCGGGATCCAGCAGATTGTATTTGACTCAACCCAACGGGTCGTCAGTTGTGGGCACTATTGCAATTAATGCCTTAGATGCTAGTATTTTAACAGTTGACTGGGATCCAGATACTTTAGTTACTAACACCGGCATAGACAGCCTTGGAAGATTAGACTTTGAAGGCTCTGTTAATGATAGTCCTGGATATAATGCAAGTACTGGCTATCGTCCTAATAGTCCAGGAACATTTGATGCTATTGTTAATCCATTGACGTTTAATCCTGGCGCAGTTGCCGCTGGCACTAGATACTTAATTATTGAAGATATTGGAAACATTATTAATGCTGATGGTGCAGATGCTTGGAAAAGCACAGGCGGTGCAGATCTCATAGCCAATGCTAACGATATTATTGAATGGACTGGCACACAGTGGCGGGTTATATTTGACAGTGTTCACAAAGCTGATGTAATGATATGGCAAACGAATATATACACTGGAGTTCAATACTTATGGAACGGAGTTTCCTGGGTCAAGAGCTTTGAAGGTGAATATAGGGCCGGCCAATGGAAGATAGAACTTTAACAGACAAAATTATATGTAGTGGAGCATTGATTTGTTCTCAGGATACCAATAGATTTTTATTGTTGCAAAAAGCACACGGTAAACATGCTGGTACTTGGGGACTAGTGGGCGGCACTAATCTCGTAGGAGAAAATCCATGGCAGGGTTTGCAACGAGAAATGGAGGAAGAGATCGGTACTCTTCCTTATATTAAAAAAACACTCCCCCTTGAAAAATTTGTCAGCAATGACAGTATTTTTAATTTTCATACATATTTTTGTGTAGTAGAAAAAGAATTTATTCCGGTACTGAGTGCAGAACACGATGCATGGGGGTGGTTTGATCTTAGTAGATTACCAAAACCTGTACATAGAGGTCTTGATTTAAGTTTAAAAAACAAAGTCATTCAAACAAAAATACAAACTGTAATAGATATTATAGATAGTTTATAAAATAAAAAAGCCGCATATAGCGGCTTTTTGTTGAGTACAGTTTGAATTAAGCCTGCGCTTCACCCCAACGTAGAACCAAGTTACAAGGAATGTTTCCTGAACCTGACGCACGGTAAACGTTAACAGCTAGCACGTCTGGACCATTAGGATATGCACCTCGTCCGCCTAACACTGTATTTGTAAGTTCTTTCAATCCACTTAGATCCAATACGCTTTGTGTTCCTGGCGCCGCAATGAACGAGAAAACCTGCTCACCCGGTTGCGCATATGGTGGTTGTCCAAATTTGAACGTAACCGTTGTACTTGCAGGAGTAATTGTAGTAGCATCCGATGATTGGTTAAATGTCACACGATAATACTGTGTACCAAAATATGTTACCAATGATGCAGTATTAACATAGGTACTACCTGGGAATATACCGCCTTGGTTGACCTCGGTACCCACCGTAGCATTAGTTGCTTCCCAACTTGCTTTTTGGAAGAAGATCTGTGATGTTCTTGTAACTGGATAACTGTTAGTTACCGTACAAGTGCTAACACCCGATGTTGCGCCTGTGGCATTTCTACTCATTGTTATGTAATAATACTGAACGCTGTTGAATGTTCCGTAGAAAGTAATAGCACTGATTACTGTGTTTGCTGGAATAAAACCACCAGTTTGAGCACTGAGTGCCTGACCAGTTTGCAAACCGTTGGCAATATAAGTGGCATAGTTTGCGGCTGTAATAAACAAGTTAGGATAATTGCTCAGTGTTGAACTTGACTGTCCAGGGATAATTTCAAGAGCTAGCGTACCTGTTGGAAACGCCGCTGTTGTAATGGCACTTGTGGTTTGACTTGCGCCGCCTGCCCATACCACTGAACCACCGGAAGCAACTTGTGAGAAACTAGGCAATCCGCCAGCACCTGAAGTTTGTAGTCCGTTCCAAGTGATATCAGTAACGTTGGTTGGATAATTTTGTGGATTTAATACACCTTCAATAATCAATCCGCCAGTACCAGTGTCAGCTGTAATTTCAAGAGCTTGTAATAGTAACTGCGCACGATTCAACAGGTCTCTGTCGCCCAAATCACCAATTAGTGAGTTACTTACACTTGGTGCAAGACGAATCAAGAAAGCTGTTTGTTTGGTAGTAGTTACTTGCAAGTTTGTGCTTTGATAGTTAAACAAGTAGCCGCGATCTGAGTCAAATCCGCCGTCTTGTAAAAAGGCCGAACCCCAATGACTGATGTTAGGTGTAGCTGTTTGACTGCAAAACAACACACCTGTGGTAGCAGTATGAGTAGCGGCCGCGCCTGCTGTGAATGTGCGTTGACTACCAGCAGTGTATATTGACAAATTGGTTGCTCTCACTGCACCTGTTAAATTACCAGCACCTGTTGTGGTGCTCTTGCCAGTGTAGGCAATCAATTCGTTATCAATATAAACTGTTCCAGCTGTTGGGAACAGTGTTAGGTCTGCCACTGGAATTGTGTTTGCCACAGCATCAATAGTTGCTGTCAACTGACTTCTTGCGCCTTCATTCAGCACTTCATAACGAACTGGACTGTTACCTGAACGCTGATATGCTTCTCTGTTTACGTTGTTGCCTTTGAGTCTGTGTACAAATATGTACTTGCCTTCTGGACCTCTTAGCATAAAATCAATAAATCCAGCGCCATACCAAGTCCATTGCAAGCCAATCATCTGCATTCTACCAGGTAAGATATTGAAACCGCTTGGATTGAATGGGCCGTTAGATCCGTCGCAACGGTCAATGTTCCACTTACTTTGTGGCACTATATAATCAATGGTCTTTGCAATCTTAATACCCAATGCAGTATTAACACCGCGATAGTCTGGGCTCATGGTCAAACTGGTGTCGTTTGTAATACCAGTAACAATGTGTGTCATTCCGCGAATAACAATACGATCACCCACTGTCAACTGACTGGTAAATCGTGTGTTCACTCCGTTTAATAAATTACTGTCTGGAATTGCTGTTACGTTACCAGATATTTGGAATGTGCTTGAACGTTTGCCAACGGCCATGGTCTGGCCGTCATACTGCCAAAACTGTCCATTTTGATCATCAAATGTGCCTGCACGAACAACAGAGCCTGTCCATCTTTCAACAACCACAAAACTTGGGCCGTCTAATGCCGCAGTGGTTCCGCCAAGTACGCTTTTGGCAGTTACCGTAAATGTACGTTCATCAACAATAGTGGCCACAGTGTATGTGTCCATGTAGCCTGAAGTGAATATGCCCCACAAGCTGATAGTTGCACCCACTTGAAGATTATGATCAACATCATCTGTAGTTACGGTAATAGTACTGCCAATTGTGGTGCCGCTTGCAGTAACCAGTTTTAAATCATAGTTTGGTGCAAACAACGCACCGGTGTTGTAGTTAATGGCCTTACCAGATTGGTAACGAATATATTTCTTGCTCATACGAATTGCCTGAGCACCGTATGCTGGACTACCTGTGCTTAAAATAACGCCGCCGTCAAGTGGACGATGCTGATAGAACGCATCTGGACGAGCATAAACTACACCACCAAGTGTGCCAGTAATCACGGCAGCGGCTCTACTTGTGTAAGTAAATGTTGTAGGTGTTGGCACTGATTCAATAAAATATGGGCCGCCTGCAACTTTGTGATTTTGTGTGTCGCCTGCATCACTGCTGATACTTACTATAATTGTACTGCCAGGAAGTAGTCCATGAGCATTGGGAAAAGTCACTGTGATAACCGGAGTTGCGGCACCTGAATATGCAAATGACGGTGCACTGATTGATGCACCAGTATAAAAGCCGCCTTTACGCAATTGAATATATGATGTGTACAGTGTGTCGCCACTGTTACCCACTGCGGCTTTTGCATAGTAGGTGAAGCTACTGGTTGACGGTGTTGAGAAAATAGTAAACGATCCTTCTGCGCGGCTAAATCCTGTAACGCCTGTGCTGAGACCTTTGATAGTGAATGGTTGTCCAACTACCATACTGTGCAGTGAACTTGTGGTCACTGTGATTAAACTTGCACCAGTAGCGCCGTTGGTTGTGATGGCACTAACTGTCATGTCAGTGCCAGGAATTTCATAGATGCTTGGATAGCCACGAAGCATACTGACTGCTTGCCATTTGGTACCTTGCAATCCGTATTCAAAGTCAGCGTCTAGCATGGAGTAAGGCTGTGAAACACGAGTACGTTCAAACGCATCTGTACCCATTTCCCAAGGACGCACTGTTTGTATTGGCTCTTCGCGGAAAATTTGGATAGCGTCGTTGGCGCTGTGTCCTACACTGCTTACTGCAAGAGTAATTGTTGTGATACCGTCTGTGTTATCCAACACTGTTGTAAAGTTGCTATCATTGGCTCGACTGAAGCTGATTGCAGTATTGGCGTTGGTTGTGTCGGCAAAATTGTAATAAATTATGTTTCGTGTGGTATTGGTAATAATTAACAGTTGATTTAAATCAACTTTACCTGGTACCTTAATCGTGCCTACACCTGCCGCGCCTGGCGTAAAAACATATTGTCTGATCTGACTTTTAGCCATTTATACTATCTCCAATGTATTAAGTTTATTTAGCTTAAATGCAGGGTTCATACTGTAACCTGGGCATTTTAGCGTCCTGTGAAATAAGCAAACATTATGCTGTTTTCCACGTATCTCTTTGTAGCCAACTGACTTGAGTTTGAATTCCATTTTTCGTCCGGTGCTGTGACCGTTGCTGAAGTGAATCTACCAGTTGATGCAGTGGTTGTGCCAACTGCTGTATTATCTATTGTGCCAGTTACGGCTGGGTTAACTGTTATAGTACCTGTGCCAGTTGGGCTAAATGTTATAGACTGGTTGGTTGCTGTTGCACTGATTTGCCCAATTAAGTTAGTAGCAACGCCTGCAGTTCCAAGTGTTATTGATCCAGTTGGGCTGACAGTTACACTGCCGCCAGGACTAACAGTTACACTGCCAGTTGGACTAATTGTGGCGCTGTTGGTAACTGATAGTGTGCTGAATCTACCAGTAGCTGATGTTGTAGCACCAATGTTTATATTGTTAATGTTACCCGTAACGCTGGGAGACATAGTAACTGTGCCAGTTGGGCTAAGGGTTACTGTGCCAGTTGGACTGAGAGTTACATTTCCAGTTCCTGCTAGGCTAACTGTTCCTGCAACATTTAAACCGGTCAATGTTCCTAAAATATTAACAACACTTGATCCTAAAGTTGTTCGACTTAATAATAAATCTCCAGACGATCCTATATAAGATCCTTGCGTTAATTCAAGACGAGATCCAGTGACTGTTATTGTTTGTGTTATTAAATTTCCAGTGGAATCTACAACGAAATACGGGCTAGTATATCCGCTTGCTGATCTAAATAGTTCGTAAACAGTACTCATAAATTTCTCATTAACTCATTATCATACCGTAGGCAGCGGCCAAAGCCGCGGCATATCCCACGGTAACTGCACTGGAGGCACCTGCTGGTTGTGCTGTCATTCTAACTGTGGTAAATCGACCAGCTAGCGGCGCACCAAGGCCAACGCTAACATTATTCATACTACCAGTTTGTGCGGGATTAATAGTTACTAAACCAGTACCAGTTGGGCTTATACTGATGTTGGCGTTGTTGCCGTTAAATGACACGTTGCCGGTTGAAGACAAAATAGTGAATGTTGCAGGTGCTGGTGTTGTTGCTCCAAAAACAACATTATTAATATTGCCAGTCACTGTGGGATTCACAGTTAGCGTGCCAGTTCCAGTTGGACTGATAACAATATTGGCATTGTTTGGGCTAAAATTCACTGTTGACAATGCTGTCAATCCGTTAAATGTGCCTGCTGCCGGTGCAATAGCACCAATAACAATATTGTTGATTGCACCAGTAACTGTGGGATTCGCTGTTAAAGAATTAGTCACAGTTAAATCTGTAATAGTTCCGCTGGTATTAAGAGTTACAGTATTGGTAACTGCATTGGTCGTAACAGAAATGCCGCCAGCTGGCTGAATAGTAAGTGTGTTATTTGTTGAATTAAGACCAATAGTGGGTTGGCCAGCTACTGCTAAGTAGGTATATCCGTTCATACTGATGCTCCAAGTAGTATAGATTTCAATTGACTCAAGGCTATCAAATACTCGCCCTGTGTTGATGTTGATTCTATTGTGATAGTAGTAAATTGTGCTGGCGCTGGAGTTGTTAATCCAATAGTTACATTGTGCATAGCTCCTGGTACAGCTGGGTTTATAGTCAATGTGCCTGTGCCAATTGGACTAATAGTTATAGTTTGACTATCGGCAAATGTCACATGTCCGTTTGCTGACAAACTACTAAATGTTCCAGCCCTTGGTGTAGTTGAGCCAACACGTACATTATTAACATTCCCCGGTGTAGCAGGATTAAATGTCACTGTACCGCTGCCAGTTGG